GTTTCTTTTCTGCAGCCGTTCGGCTGAGCCTTGGTACTGGACATCGGTAGTCATTTTATGAGAGTGAACTTCACCTTCTGCAGGTGTGTACGTGTGACACACGAAACAGAACTTGTGACCATCAGAGTAAACTGAGTTAGCGTCTGATGAGCCACAATTATCACATGCTTCGTGGTGACTAAATTCTGATTCGGTCATTAGACCAACCATTCAATTGGTATTTCGTGGAACGCACACCATGGGATCTTATAGCGATCACACCATTGAGCATACGTTGTCTTGGATTTCTTGGTGATAGTATTGAAAGGACTCTGGAAGACCATGCGTATGTCCATGTCTGGATTTTGTTCGCATACATTTTTGATCTTCCTTCTGTCCTCGCTATCCCAATATCCTTTACATTCTAGTATAATGCCATTAGGCAATATAAAGTCTGGGTTGTAGTTGTGGGCGATTTGATAAGCAATCTTAACGCTTTCATATTCATATGTAACCCCTAAGTTTGTTAATAAATCAGCGACCTTTTCTTCTAACTTAGACCGATACCTAGAAGTCTTCTTCTTCGGTCGTGTCATCTGTAGTAATAGTAACGTTCGGATCGCTTGTTTTAAAGCCTGAGGTTTTCCCGAATAGTTCAGCGACTTCGTTCGCATCTAAATCTCCTGTATCAACGCCAGCTTGTCCGTTTACTGAGACAACCTGTACGCCAACCAACTTAAGAGAACTACCATAGGTAACTCCATCCCTGAGGATGTAAGGTTTTTGGTAGAAGCCCAGCTTAACAGTTGATCCACCGTATAATGGAGTCTTCGCATCGTTTAATATTGTCCCCTCTGTATCGACAACAGGTGGACGGTTCTCTTCGTTCCATGAGAACTTGAGTTTGTACTTACCGTCAGAGACCTCTTCCCATGGCGTTGGCTTGAGCGTGGATCTCTTAGGGTTCTTGAGTTTTGATTCAGCCCACTTGAGTTGTTCGTTCCTTTCATCTTCTAGTGTATCAACGATAGTCTCGTCAACAACTGCTGAGAGTGAATAACCAAACTTGCTAGGTGCAAGTATAGCTTGGAACCCATCAAGGGTAACAGGATTGTCAGTCTTGTGAATAGTTCTACTCACCGAGTAATGCCTCCTCTAAGGATTGTGGTTCAGTAAGAGCATCTAGCTCCTTTTCTAATTCTTTTTCATAAGCTTCAATCTCTTTATGTCTAGCTTTAACAGCTTCAAGTTGAGATTGCTTAGCTTCGATCTCTGCCTTCTTTAGTCTTTCTTCAGACACCACAACAATCATTGGTGGTGCGAAGAAGCTATCGAAGAACGATGAGCGATTGTACATGTTAACAGAAAAAATAAGTGGAATCAATCACAGTCTCAGGTTCGAGATTACCTATGATTGGTGGTTCAGTCTCCGCTCCTATTTGTTTAGCGAAGTCCGTAAGGTAGTCATGCTTAGCAAAGAGTTTCATATATGTTTCTCTTACTAAGCTAGACAATAAAGACATATCAGTAGCTCTACACAGTACGCTATCATGTATTAATGCAATAGGCTTATCAAACCTATCTACAGCTAGGTGAAGCAGTGAGGCATCAAGAGAGTGGATCAGGTTGGGTGCAGTAGCTGCCTTGTGCCTGTTCTTGTCTACCTCATCTGTATCACTGGTCGCTACGTTAATCTGACATCTACCTAACAGTTGTAGATCTAAACGTTCTACTTTCTTTTTCATTATCTTTTGAGTGACAACGAAACCTGATGGTGTAGTCCATGTTAACTTATCGACACCACGCTTTAATGCGTTAGATACTTCTTTCTCTATCCAATTCATAACTGCTAATGCACCCGGAACTACAATCTTCATTGCATTTCTAACTGCTATAACAGTTTGAGTTAAGTCTTCCTTACTAATCTCTATATCTTTCTCTTTAAGTGCGTCACGAATGTACGACCTATTTGAGTAAGGTTTAGCATTGTAAGGTATAGTCATGACGGTTCTTTTGACCACCTTGCGGTCCATGACCTTGCGGAT